TCTTGATTATTCATGTGTTTTTATTTTTATTATTTTTTTATTTTTTTCTTTTCGTATTAATCTTAGAAATGGATTTAAAAAATTAACCCACGCATCATCAGATTTTGCTAATAAAAGATGTAACCCATCTTCCATCATCATTTTCATTGTGTTTTTATAAGACCTACCTTCAGGATCTAATAAATCATTTACTAATACCATAATATTTTCTTTTGCTTCTTCGGTTAAAAATGGTTCATCTAAACTAACTATTTTTTGGTTTAATAAAAAAAATTCTTCACCTAAAACACCATATTTTGTAACACCAGTTAGTAAATTTGTTACAAAAGTACTGTTTTGTTTTTTTGAATTAAACAGTTCATTAAATCTATTTTTAATGAAATCTAAAGATATAATTTCGGTTTTTAACTCAGGCACAACAGAAAGTAATCTTTTTATACCTAAATTTTTTATTCCCGCAATATTGTCTGAAGGATCACCACATAGTATTTTTATTATTTTAATATTCTCTACCCTGATTTGTTCGTGATTATAAACAAACGTATCTTTTAAATTATACATCTTACTATGTGATGGATTAAACAATCTAGTATTTTCTGAAACTAATTGAGTTAAATCACCATCTGATGAAAATATTGTTATATTCTCGTTTTTAGAATTTTGAGAATAATAAGCTATTGCGTCATCTGTTTCACAAAAATCGTACTCTCCTTGACGAACAAATAGTTCTTCTAAGTATTGTTTAACTCTATTTCTTTGTTGTTCATATGATTGTATTTGTTCTTCAGTTTTGATATTACTCTTCCTGTTTTCTTTATACTGATGGTAATATTTTTTACGTGATAATGAACCTTCTTTACCATCCCAAAAAACAACAACTTTATCTAATTTGTAAATTTCAATACCTTTACGAAGGGTATTCACAAAGTGATATAAAGCACCAATGTGATTACCCTTGTAAAAATGGTTTTTAAGTCCATAAAAACCTATAGTTAATAAATTATCCCCGTCAACTAATAAAACATTAGACATTAATCATTATTAAAATTGTTTAACAATCATTCTTCGTTTTCTCCTTCAGGAATAGGTTCAAATTTAATTTCTGAAATACTAGTAACTGGTTCACCAAATAATCGACTTACATAATCGATATGGTCTTTAATATAAGTTTCCTTAGATAGCTTTTCTTCTGCAGGTTCTCTCATCCTCATGAATCCATGTGGTGTAACCATAATTTTACCGTCACCAAATTGAATACCATTAACATGGTTTTTCATTACAGTAATTTTACTTCTAACAGCTATCGTAATTGTTCGTTTATTTCTAGTAATTGGTATTTTTGTTGTTCCCGCGTTTTTCTCATTACCAAATCTAAATACTAATGTTGAATTTAACCAAACGGATTCACCACCTTTAGCCTTTATTTTTGGTTGTTCATACGGATTACTAGGTAATTCAACCCATGGTTGATTAATAATAATTAAAGTGTTTGTATGTGGTTTATCGGCTCTTCTTGACCCTGATATTCTTTGGTTAATACCCATACCAATTTTATCTGATAAAACAGATGCATTGTGTTGTTTACCTCCTTTACCTTCCCAAGTCATTTTACAAGGAACAGAACCAACAGAATCCCAAAGAAATAATAAATCGTAAGGTATTTCACCTTTTTCTTGGTCATCAATCATTTCATTAATAAAATCAGTGATTTGTTCAATATATTCAAAATCATTTCTGAAAATAAAATCTCCATTAAACGTAACTTCACCTGTTTCAGTATTCACTTCTTCTCTTACAGGTAAACCCATAATACTTGCATGTTCAAACGCAAATTTTTGTTCAGTAATAATGAAAACAGGTAAAATACCTTTTTTAACCGCATCTGCAGCTGCAGATAATAATGCCGTTGTTTTACCAGTATCTGAATGACCTATAAACATATTGATATGACCTATTGCTGGACCAGGTAATCCAGTTGCATCTAAAAAAGCATCACCCAAATCTAAAAACCTATCTGGTTTATAGGTCATTTTACTAGAATACTTATTTGTTATATTTGAAATTGAAAAATCTTTTTTCTTGATTGCCATGATACTTTAGTTAATTAAAATCTCGAGGACAATATCGTCCTCGAGTATATATATGTAAAAAATCGAAAAATTCTACTTAAAATGGTAAATCATCGTCATCAGAAATGACATCTTCTTGAAGATCAAGAATCGGTTCGTGTTGTACAGTATTAATAATGTTCTCGTCAGAAGATGATACAAACTTTTTATTAACCGAATCCCATTTTGGAACTTCACCTTTAGCTACCATTTCAAGATATTCTTCAGGTTTTTTTGAATAAACATCTTCCCATGTTAATTCATCAATTACCCAAGAATTTGAAATAACACTATCAGTATGTAGTGGTGTTGCATCATCTGGAATGATAGATGTGATTGTTGTGTAATCTTTACCATTACCCGATTTTGTAACCCCTAGTGTGATAATTAAATCTCTACCTTGATTAATATCTGTAATGTCCCCTTTGTTTTTAAATAAAGGTAATAATTTATCAAAAACACCTTCGTTCTTGTAATTATTTTTAAATCTCCAAAACTTTACACCATGACTTTCATTTTCTCTATCGATAACTTTTACGATGAAAAATTTTCTTGATCTGTAATCTCTAGCAAGTGTTTTGTCTGATTCTAATCCAGACATCATAAGTGCGTCGTAAACTTCATTTAGTGGTGAACGTTTTCCCTCTTGTTTCGGATCATATAATTTTAACCAATTACCATCCACCAAAACTTCATGGAAAAAAACTTCAACAAAAGGACTTTCTCCGTTTGCTGTCGGTAAAATCCTAATCTTTTTTTCTCCTGATGTTACACCCTTTGGTAAAATAGGTGCAAAATACTTTTGTAGTCTTTCCTCTTGAGGAATTTTGTTTGAGTTGCCGCTTGCGGCCTTGTTGTTTTTTTCGTACTGTTGAAGTACTGCATTTAATGTAGACATATTTAAAAAATTTTAATTAAAAAATCATACTGCAATTATAAGAAAAAAAAACCAAATTACAAAATTTGGTTTTAATTATTTTTCTTTAAAATTGTTTTTCTTTGTCATTCTAAACTTAGAAGGTAAATAAGTTGATTTAATGTACTCATCATTTCATCCCTTATGTTTAGTAAATCACTATCTTTCTCAGGTTCTAAATCATTAGAAAACTCGATTAACGCATCTATACATACTGAAATCATATTTTTTGGATCCATTTCAGACAAATTAATTAATTTTATTTCATTATTTTCATCGTCTAATGTAAACCTACCATATTTTCCCATGGACACTTCAACAAAAGTATCTATTAAACCACCTAATTTATCGTATGTATCTCCAAAAGCTAAATGTCTCGATAACCCTTTAGTTTGCCAATGGTTTATTTTTAATTGGGTGTGTAACCCTAATAAAAAATTTACTTTAGAACTTAAATTCATCGTCATAATCTTGTTTGTTAAAAGTATCTCTTATGGTTTCTTGAGAATAATTCTCAATGTCATTTTTTGTTAAAATATATTCATTTTTTCCTGATGACCTCATTTGATCTTGTTTCTGTGTAAAAAATTCTTGTGGATTTTGATTAAATGGATACGAATCTAAAGAACGCATTTGTAATCTTTCTTGTGGTGTAGGTTCTTTCACTTGTTCAATTTTAGCACCTAATTCATCAATCTTAGTTATGATATTATTCATACTAGCTAATTTGGATTCTAAATCATTCAATTTTGTGAATACATCATCCATTTTACCAATGACATCTTTATTCTCACCTTTAGTATTTTCAATATCTGTTTTAATAGATTTAGTCATATTTACTAAATCTGTTATATCTATTTCTTCAGTATTTGATATATCTGGTGGTGCGACTTCATCACCAGTTGGTGGTGCAACACTTGCATCACCAGGTAATGATCCGGTATCTGTCGGTAATTCACCGGTATCGGTTGGTAACCCTTCAGCATCAGGTGCCGGTAATTCTTGCTCTTTCATAAGTTTTCTAGCGTACTTATTGATTTCATTAAATCTAGCAACTTCTTCTAATAATTTTTTTTCTAATTTCATAATATTAATCTTGTAATAATTGTCTTCCGTCTTCTGTTATGAATTTTTTATTAATTCTTTCAACAATACCATCTTTACTTGTGATAACATAACATTCACCTGTCTGTAAATCACACTCTTCTCTTTCCATGTTATTTCTATATACTTTTTTAGTATTACTGTTTGACATGTACTTATCCAAAGTTTTATTTATTTTTTCGTTTTCCATATTTTTTTATATATAAATATCATTCAAGAATAAAAAAATTAAGACATTCTAAAATAGATAACTTCACCATCATTAATTTTTAAGTCCGACATTAATTTTGGTGACATACCCATACCATAATTATTTAGTCTTGGTCCAACAGAAATTGGTCCTTGAACTTTTATATCACCAATAGAACGGTCTAATTGATATTCTGGTTCTAATATTAGTGTTTTATTATTTAATGGGTTTTTAAATTCTGTTTTTATTAGTCTAATATTTTCAGCGTTTGCTACATTTAATTGGAATTTTACATTATAAAATCTCATGTCAGAATTATTTACATCTGACCATAGTACACCTGTTGCGATATTCATCAATGTATTTTCTTCTACTGGATAATTAACACCACCCATTTTCACTACGATTGTCCTTAACCATGTTCCATCATTATCAACTTTTTGTACTGATAACTCATTATCATAACCATTGTAAGGTACACCAAATTCTGTAATACCTACTTTCGGTGTAGTTTTGGTTATTTCTTCACCAGGAATTTTAACATCCCCTAAATTGGTTAAATATACATTACCATCATATTCTACTGAAGTGGTTTTTAGATTTGTTTCTGTTTGTTGTTTTAATATTGCCTTTGCCCTATTAGAAATTTTATCAAATAATACTCGATAACTAGCAACAAAAGAATCTTTTGGATCTGGTAATGATGTATAAGGGATTCTAGTTCCAACAAAGTTTGTTGTAATTACATTGTTTTTTATACTATGATTAACCTCACTAATATAATATGATCCCTTAAACATTGGAATATTTTTTAAATAAAAATACATTGTGGGTTGAATCATGACATTACCCATACATGATACGTCACATTTATAAGATGCTTGTTTATAATAATCAAATAAACCAATATCAACATTATATGTACCTGCGCCAGATTCAGATCTAGCTAAGTTTTCTAAAACAACATACGATTCTGACGTATTTTTTAGTGACGTTTGGTCTAATGTAACACCTTTAAATATTCCTTGATTTTGGTCACCAAAACTAACTTCAAAAGCAACAACTTTATTTGATTTACTCAAATCGTTAGTTGAAAAACTTTCTAAACATGTGGTGATTAATGGGTTATTATTTACACTACCAATATAAAAACTATCATCAGAAAATTTATAATCTTTACTATATGATAAATCAAGACTTTTAGATGTATTACCGACTAATTGAAGTATAATTTTAGGTGATGATTCTTGATAGTCAACTTCTAAAAAAGTACCAAATAGATTATTAGCGATAGTTTTGGATGGTAAAATTTTACTTTTATTTTTTAAATTAGTACCATAGAAATTCACATAAGAAGGTAATGCCCTCATATCTAAACCAGTACCTTG